AAAGCAGACGGAACACTCAAACCAATCGAAAAAACATTTACAGTTATATTCGATCCTACTACTGGTTCAGTTGAAATAAAATAAACTTAGGAAGGAATACTATGGCAGTCCAGATACCATCATATAATGGTCACCTATCGAAAAACTTTGGGTATCAAGAAATGATAAAAAGTTCAACTGCTAATCGTTTAGGAATATCAAACGATGCATCAAGAGAACACGTTATCAATTTAACTAACCTCTGTAATTTTATTTTGCAACCTGTGAGAGAAGAATTCGGAGTTATTCGTATCAATAGCGGATATCGTTCACCCGCCTTAAACAAGGCAGTGGGTGGTTCAAAGACAAGTCAGCATTGTAACGGACAAGCAGCAGATTTTGAATCGACAAGAATTTCCAATCCAAATCTCGCAAAATGGATAGAGAAAAACTTAGTATTTGACCAACTCATTCTAGAATTTTACGATGGAAAAGATCCAAATAGTGGATGGATACATTGTTCTTATGTTCTTGATGGGAGCAATCGTAGTAAAACAATGACAGCATTGAGAGTAAATGGAAAAACATCATACAAGCCAGGTCTTCTATCATAAGGAATTAATTTTGAAATACTTCTGGTCAACTTATTTAGAGTTTTTATTTTTCATAGGTCAATTCAATTCAAAAAAGAATTGGATTGACAAACACGTTACAATATGTTATAATAAATTAAATCAGTCAAACAATATCGAAAATAATCTTGATGAAAAAACATAAATGAGTTTCTATACTAATGTTGTTACACTAGGAAATAATATTTTATTTCGTGGTATCTCTTCTGACGGCAAAAGATTCAAAGACCGAATAGAATACCACCCTACCTTATTCATACCCACAAAAGAAGAAACCAAATTTCGTACTCTGGAAGGTGAACCAGTTGGAGAAATCCAGCCAGGAACTATGAAAGAGTGTCGTGAGTTCATTCGCAAATACAAAGATATCGACAACTTCAACATTTACGGCAATGATAAATGGGAGTTCTCTTTCATCGCAGAACACTTTCCAGAAGAACACATCACTTATGATTTTGAGAAGATTCGTATTGCTTATCTTGATATTGAGACTGGCTCTGAGAATGGTTTTCCTAACATCGAAACTGCTAACGAAGAAGTAACGGCGATCTCATTCAAGGTTGATAAGAAGTGCTTTGTTTTTGGTAGAGGTGAGTATATCAATGAAAGAAAAGATGTATTCTATTTTCGATTCGATAGTGAACGAGCGTTACTCCAAAAGTTCTTTGAAGTATGGGACAATGAATCTCCTGACATTATCACAGGGTGGAACATCGAAACATTTGACATACCCTATCTTGTCAATCGTGCAAAAAGACTTTTTGATGCTAAGAAAGACCCATCGAAATTGCTCTCGCCTTGGAGAAAGGTAAGAGAGTATATGATGTATGGATTGGGCGGTAAAGAAATCCAAACGTATTCGATTATGGGAGTGGAAACACTCGATTATCTTTCTACATATCGTAAATTCACTTCTGTCAATCAAGAATCATATCGTCTTGACCACATCGCTTTTGTTGAATTGGGCGAACGTAAACTCGACTATTCCGAGCAGGGTTCTCTCCATCTTCTTTACAAAAACGATTACCAGAAGTTCATAGATTACAATATCAAAGATACCGAGTTGGTAGAACAACTTGAAGGTAAGATGAAACTACTTGAGATGGTTGTATCACTTGCTTATCTCAGTAAGGTAAACTACAGTAATACATTCGGTCAAGTAAGAATGTGGGATACTCTGATTTACAACAATCTTCTGAGGAAAAACATTGTAATTCCACCCAAAACACATTCCAGCAAATCTGCTAACTTTGAGGGAGCATATGTAAAGGAACCACAAATTGGTGCTCACAATTGGGTTGTGAACTTTGACTTGAATTCTCTGTATCCTCATCTAATCATGCAGTACAATATTTCACCAGAAACTTTGATTACTGATGAACTACCACCAGAACTACAGGAGATAAAAGATGGTAGGCCTGGTGTCAATGGGTTGTTGAATGAAACTATAGGTTTACAAGCATTGGAAAAATACAAGGTAACCTATACTCCTAACAACGAATTTTACAAGACAGATAAACAAGGTTTTCTTCCAGAGATGATGCAAGAACTTTACGACAATCGTGTGAAATACAAATTGCTGATGATTGAAGCGAAGAAGAAGTTGGAGAAAGAGAAAGATAGAAAAGAAAAGAAAGAACTATCTAATCTCATTTCTAAGTATCACAATATGCAGAACAATCTAAAGATTACTCTTAACTCTGCTTTTGGTGCTATGGGTAATCAACATTTCCGATACTTTGATCAACGAATTGCAGAGGCTATCACTACCTCTGGGCAGTTATCCATCAAGTGGGTGGAGAAAGAAATCAATCGTTATCTGAATGAGGTACTAAAACCAGAGGAAGAAAAAGATTATGTCGTGGCGGTTGATACTGACTCGGTTTACATTTGTATGGATGACCTTGTGAAACAAGTATATGGGAACGACATAGAAGACAAGAACAAAGTGATTGATTTTCTCGACAAGGTTTGTGCTGAGCAGATGGAAAAGATTATCGACAAATCATATGATAATCTTAGTTCTTATGTGAATGCCTTTGATCAGAAGATGGTGATGAAACGTGAAAATCTCGCAGACAAAGCGGTGTGGACTGCTAAGAAGAGATACATCATGAACGTGTATGACTCTGAGGGTGTGAGATACGAAGAACCCAAACTCAAAATGATGGGGGTAGACGCGATAAGGTCATCGACACCTACTGCTTGTAAAGAGAAAATGAAACACATTCTCAAGATTATCATGAATGGAACCGAAGAAGATGTCATAACATATATTAGTGATTTCCGTAAAGAGTTTATGTCGCTAGGTGCAGAAGAAATCTTCTTTCCTCGTTCAGTTCGTGGTCTTGAGAAATATCACGATGCTGCACATCTTCACACGAAGGGAGCACCTATTCATGTCAAAGCTTCTTTGCTTTATAACAAACTTCTCAAAGACCACAAACTGGTAAACAGTTATCCTACAATCAAGGATGGTGAGAAGATAAAGTTTGCTTATCTCAAGAAACAAAACATAACAGGGGGCGAAAGTATCGCTATACTCAATCAACTTCCCAAAGAGTTTGAGTTACAAGAATATATCGACTATGATAAAATGTTTGAGAAGTCATTTATCGAACCGATGAAAGTAATCCTTAATGCTGTGGGTTGGAATACAGAACACGTTAGTACATTAGAATCATTTTTCGGATAAAGGGACAATATTTTTTTTGGATTACTCACACTTTTTACAGCACTGGCAATATCTACAGTAGCCGCTTGGTATTCCATAGTTGGATTGATGGCCATCTTTGCTGGTGCTACGACAGCAATCATGATTATGGGAGTGGTATTGGAAATCGGAAAACTCATCTGTGCTTCATGGACGTTTACCAATTGGAAAACATCACCTTTCATAATGAAATCCTATTTTATATCTGCAATTGTTATTTTAATGTTGATAACCTCACTTGGTATATTTGGATTTCTTTCCCGAGCTCACATCGCACAATCATCACCTACTACTCTATTAGAATCACGAATACAACGAATAGAACTCAAGGTAGAACAACGACAAAAAGAAATCAACAGACATCAAAGTAGGTTAGATATTTTAGACCTAGCATTTGAAAAATACATTGAACTTGGAGCAGTGAGTAAAGGATTGAAAAAACTTGGAGAGATGGAAACGGAAACCAATCTCCTGAAAACAAAAATAGATGGATTAGAAAATGAAATAGATGGTTTTACGGATGAGAAGTATGATATGAAAACGGAGGTGTCCCTTGCGGAAGTGGAAACCGGCCCGATTCGTTATGTTGCTTCGATGTTATATGATGATGTCAGTGAAGGTGAACTTGAAAAGGCTGTACGTTGGATTATTATACTTCTCATCTTTGTTTTTGACCCTCTCGCAGTTGTCTTGGTGATTGCTGCAAATATCTCTTTGAGGGATTATCGTAAAGAGAGAAAAATGGCGACAAGAACAATCACTGTAATGCCTGATTTGTCAGACAAAGAAGTGATTGATAAAGAAAATGTTGCTGAATACGAAGAAGAAGACGGAAATGATTTCAAAATCCTAACGTGGGATATTTTCAAAAAACAATTAAAAGGGAAAAAATGAACGCAAAAGTATACAGTACATCAACTTGCACTTGGTGTGATAGAGTAATAAAAGATTTGTCGGAAAAGGGTATAGTAGTTGAGAAAATTGATATCTCAGGTGATAAGAAATTGTTCAAACAAATGAGTGTAGACGTTGGTAAAAAAGTCTCTACTGTGCCACAAGTTATCATCGATGAGGAATACATTGGAGGATATACTGAGACCGAGAGATTTATTAAAAACTTGACTATTTCATCATAAATGGTTATCATTAAGTATGGTTAAAAATAATTGAAAGGGAAAATATGAGTTATATGAGTGACCTTGCTAAA